AACAGCAATATCAAAAGAAAAGAGTATTAAATGAGCTTTAAAAAAAATAAATATATAGTTATTAAAGAAGCTGTACCAAAAGATATAGCAGAGTTTTGTTACAATTACTTTTTACTTAAAAGACAAGTTGCAAGAACTTTATTTGATCAAAGGTATATCTCTAACTTTACAGAGGAATGGGGAACGTGGGCCGATGAACAAGTTCCAAATACATATTCTCATTATGCAGATGTAGCTATGGAAACTTTATTGATGAGAACTTTACCTATTATGGAAAAGAAAACAGGA